CAAACTCCGGCTGGCGGCAAGTCATACACCTCGGCAGAGATCAAACAGTTTTATCGTGATCGATCCCAGGGTGCGTATGCCGGGAAAGAGGATCAGGCGACTGCCATTGAGAGCGACATTTTCGCAGCTCAACGTGAAGGCCGCATCCGTGGCTAACGTAACCATTTAACTATCGCCGAGAGGCGACAGGAGTAATTTATGGCAGGTCCAACTCGTGACGGGGGTCACCCCGATTACAGCTCCAGCTCAACATCGGGTTTTATTCCCGAAATCTGGAGCGGTAAAGCCGTAGAAAAGCTTTACCTGAACACGGTCTTTTCCGCGATCAGTAACACTGATTATGAGGGTTAATTTTTAGCTCTCGTTAAATCCCGTGAATTGCTGGGACACCCTTAGAGCCTTGAACACTACAGCGTAGCTGGCAACGGCAAGCGCGAATGTTGAAAAGTTCGAGGATTGGGCAATCAGCAGCCAAGCGTCTTGGGAACAAGATGAAGGTTCAACGACTACCTGCAGTAGCCCAGAACGGGCCAAACAGGCAAGAGTGCGGGACACTACTTGTAGAGATAAGAAATAACGGAGATACTATACATACATACAGTATGAGAGTTCCCCGTATGGCTTATAAAAAGCCGAGGAAAACAGCCAAAGTAGTGAAGATATAGTCTGGTCTTGCGGGAAACCGTAAGGAGCCTGGATAAAGAGCCAGGACGAAACCCTAATTAGGGTGGAAACAGAACGGAAATAAAATCAATGGGTGACACGGTGCAAATCCGTACCATCCCGTCAATTACCATCAATGACTACACCATTGGCGGAGGACTCACTTATGAGAAGCCATCCAGCGCAAAGGTTGAGCTGTCGATTGATAAAGCCAAGTCGTTTGCCTTTGAGGTCAACGACGTGGACGCCTATCAGTCCGACATGAAACTGATGGATCAGTGGTCTACTGATGCCGGTGAGCAGATGAAAATCGCCATCGACACCAGCGTATTGAGCACGGTCTATGGTGATGCAGGTCTCGCTGGCGCAACCGCTGGCGCCGACTCTGGCAACATCAACCTGGGCGCAACCGGCGCTCCAGTGACTATCACCAAGACTAATGTTCTCGATGTGATTCTGGACACGTCTCAGGCCCTTGACGAAGCCAATGCGCCGGATTCCGGTCGTTACATCGTCATTCCAGCCTGGATGGGCAACTTGCTCAAGCAGTCTGATCTGCGCGATGCGTCGATCATGGGTGACGGCACCAGTGCGTTCCGCAACGGTCGCCTGGGTATGTTGGACCGGTACGAGGTATTCCAGTCCAACAACCTGAGCAAGACCACTGACGGCACTGACTCCGTGACCAACATGATTTTTGGCCACAAGAAGGCGCTGACCTTCGCCAGTCAGATGACGGAAATGGAAACCCTTAAAAACCCGGATGACTTCGGTGATCTTGTTCGAGGCCTGAACGTTTATGGCTTCAAGGTCATTGATCCGGCAGTGTTGGTCACCTGTACGCCGTCAAAGGCTAACAGCAACGCACAAGCCCTGGTTCGCCGGGGCTTTTTTATTTGGAGGTCACCATGGGTGATGACAACGAATCAAACAGTTTGGCTGAGTACGTCAAGCAATGTGGCGACGTGGCCGAGCTGCACGAAATCGCCAAAGAGAAGTTTGGCGAAACCATCCACAACCGCACCGGCTTGGATAAGTCACGGGAGCGTGTGCTGGAGCTGATCGAAAATGCCGACGCCAATACTGATCAGGCTCATCAATCGCCTGATGATACTCAGACTAATGCTGAACCTGCTGGGAATGGAAATCAGGATCCCGCCGTTTCTGCGCAAGCTACGCCGGTTAGTCCGTCGCTTGCACCGAACGTTACGCCTGATCCAGCACCGAAAGTCAGAAAGCTTAAAAACAAGCGTACGGGGCATACCTTTATCTACACGAAAGCTCTGGCAACCAACCGCGATATGGTCGAGGTGTAATCAATGGCGACGACTCTGGTAAGTGATCTGATAGCCAGCGCAAAGCTGCTGCTGCAGGAAACCACGACAGGCGGCACTCGATGGAAGAATGAGGAACTGCTTGGATGGCTGAACGAGTCGTATAAGGCGATTGTGCAGGGAAAGCCTGGCGCCAGTGCAATCACTGAGGATCTGGCGCTGGCTGCTGGCACGAAACAGTCTGTGCCTGCCGCTGGCCTACGCCTGCTGGATGTTATTCGCTCGACAGATCAGACCGGCGATGGCCTATCCATCACGCTGGTATCCCGTCACCAGCTCGATACCACACGCCGGGGATGGCACCGTGAAACCGAAACGGTCGACGTTGAGCATTACATCTACAACCCGGATGACCCCAAAACGTTCTACGTCTATCCACCTGCCGTGGCTGCCACAACCGTTGAGGTGATCTACAGCGCGGTGCCAATCGCTCATGGAGAGGCAGCCATCACAGCTCCCTCCGAAGTTATTAAGCTGGATGATATTTATGCGCCCGTCATGCTCGATTACATCATGTACCGGGCGTATTCCAAAGACGCGGATCACACAGCCAACGCCAACCGGGCAATGCTGCATTACCGCGCCTATCGCGAAGCTCTTGGCCTGAAAGTTCAGGTCGATCGATCGGTTAACCCGAACAATGACATTGCCCGCCAGGTCGAGAGGTAAGCATGTACCAGTCGATACGCGACTTAGTGGATCAGGTGGCGGTGCATATCATCAACTGCCCGACGCCGACGATTGAAAATGCGGTGCTGGAATCCGCCCGGGACTTTTGCAAGCGGACCCGCTGCCACAAGGTTAAGGGATCGGTTACCGCCAGGGAGGGTAAGCTGGCCTATGAGTTCTTCGCCAACGAGCCCTATACCAAAGTGGTCGACATTATTGATCCGTCCAAGGCTGGTTTCGTGGCCGCAGACACCCTAACGCTGGATCAGGAATACGTCGGTGTCGTCACCGCAACATTGATTCTGGTGCCCGCGTTCAGGGCCAAGAAAGTCTGGGAACCGCTGACAACCGATCACTCTGACGGGATTGTCGCTGGCGCCTTGTCCCGTCTGTACCGCCAACAAGCGGCTGCTTACTTCAATCCGGATCTGGCCAGACAAGAAAGCACCCGATACGCCGATGAGATCCATAACACGCGCATGACGACGAACCCACCCAGGCAGGTAAAACAACGCGGCCATAGCTGGATATGAGGTGATTATGAATACCTACGAGCGACTGAATCAGGAACTACAGCCTTTTGTGCGGGGTGACTCATACGGACATGCGGTTAGCGTGACCGGTGCGGCGGAGGGCGACACGCTGTATATGACGCTCAAGCGGGACATTAGCGATACCGACGTGAATGCCGTGGCCATGGTGGTTCATCCCATTACTCAGGGTGAGATTGATGCAGCCGAGCCGATCAATCTCTGGTTCACTCCCGCTCAGATGGATTCGCTGGAGCTTTCCCGGCACTGGCTAGATGTTCAGATCATTCTGGGCGACGCCCGCGTTTACACACTCATGGGAGGATCAGCGCCGGTAGTGCATGACGTTACCCGCCATACCAGCACCGTCCCGCTCGCGACCGGTATTGAAATCCTGGAAACCTTTACTTATTCATCATTCACAGTGGAGGCAGCGTAATGCCAGCACCGAGTCCATGGAAAGCCGCAGACTTAACACCAGCGGTCATCAAAGCAAGTGACGGGTCTATACGCACGGTGACTGGGCAGAGGGATGGGAGTAGACCTTCTGGGCCTGCTGCACCCGAGTTCACTACAAGTAAAACCAGTAACAGTATTACAGCGAACATCACGGACGGTAAAGGAGCTGATTCTTATGAGTCGCGCATAGGGTCTGGGTCTTGGAATACAGGTCTAACTGTCAGTGGGTTATCTGTTGGAACACCGTACACGTTTCAGGTTCGTGGTATCGATGATATTGGTACGGGGGCAGCAGCAAGTGTAGGTGTTACGACTAATGCACTGCCAGTCACAGGCGATGGCTCGTTAATCTTTGATGCCGATTTTGCAAACCAACCCGACTGGGCACCAGAGTATGGGTCGCAAAGTTATCGCTTTGTTGGTGACACATACACAGATGGTAGTGCGAATAGTAACTATCCATCGCTCAATGCAGATGCTTCACAAAACTTACCAGGGAAGTTCGATTTTTTCTATACTGGTGAAAGGTGGCATCCGAATGGAGATCGAAACGCAGACTATGCTCCTGAGCCTACCAAGAAGCCAGTAGGGGTAATTGGGAATATCCATGGAAACCGGACTGATCCGAATGG